GATGAGAGTAAGCAGTCGTTGTTTAATCTAACAAAAATATATGCTCAGATAGATTACAATGAAAGTTTGATACAGAAACATTTTTTAACTAGAGGTACATTCAAGTGGTTAAATGGAGAGAAAGATACTAAAGTGGTTTGGACTCCAGACAATCGAGGCAGATTCTTGGTGTCTTGGTTGCCGAGCGCAGCGTTACAAAACAATATCATAACAAAGGGTGGTAGAAAACTACCAGGCAATGAACACATCGGTGCATTTGGATGTGACTCTTATGATATATCCGGAACAGTTGGTGGTGGTGCTTCTAATGGTGCGCTTCATGGATTAACAAAGTTTCATATGGACAATGCTCCGACCAATGAGTTCTTCTTACAATATATTGCTAGACCTCAGACTGCTGAGATATTTTTTGAGGAAGTATTAATGGCTTGTATCTTTTATGGTATGCCTATACTTGTAGAGAACAACAAGCCTAGACTGCTATATCATTTCAAGAATCGGGGCTATAGGGGATTTAGTATTAATAGACCAGACAAACATATATCTAAACTTTCAAAGACCGAGAAAGAACTAGGAGGTATACCTAACTCTAGTGAGGATGTAAAACAGGCACACGCCACAGCTATAGAGTCTTACATTGAGAAGTATGTTGGTATAGATATGGAGTCAACATATAGAGATTCCGATGAAATGGGGTCAATGTGTTTTACTAGAACTTTAGAGGATTGGGCGAAGTTTAATATAAATAATAGAACAAAATTTGACGCTACTATAAGTTCAGGTTTAGCTATAATGGCTAATCAAAAACATATATACACCCCACAAAAATCAGAGTCAAAAATAAGTATTAACTTTGCAAGGTATAGTAACACAGGTTCTATAAGTGAATTAAGGAAGTAAATGAAAGAGGTAACGATAAACATATCACCTACAGGATTCCCAAGTCAGTTTGTTTCAGATGGTGAAAAAAAAACCGATGAGTTCGGTTTACAAATTGGTCAAGCTATTCAATATGAGTGGTTTAAAAAAGATGGAACTAACTGTAGATTCTATAGCCAATGGGCAGAGTTTAATAGATTGAGACTGTATGCAAGAGGCGAGCAGTCAGTTGCAAAGTACAAGAATGAGATTGCTATAGATGGTGATTTATCTTACATCAACTTAGATTGGACACCTGTTCCTATCCTTCCGAAATTCGTAGACATTGTTGTTAATGGAATGTCAGATAGATTGTTTCATGTGCGTGCATATTCTCAAGATGCATTGTCAGCAGAGAAGCGTTCACAATACCAAGACATGATTGAGGCAGATATGGTTGCTCGCCCTGTATTGGAACAAATAAGTAAAGACTTTGGAGTTGATCCTTTTATGACCAATCCACAAGAGCTTCCAACTAATGACCAAGAGCTGTCATTGTATATGCAACTGAATTATAAACCAGGGATAGAGATAGCAGAAGAAGAGGCTATCAATACTGTGCTAGAGGAGAATCATTATCAAGATGTTCGAAAGAGAGTCGATTATGACCTTACGGTACTTGGTATAGGATGCACCAAACATCAATTCTTACCCGGTCAAGGTATTCAAGTTGAATATGTAGACCCTGCTAATATTGTATACAGTTATACTGAAGACCCTCACTTTAAAGATTGTTTTTATTGGGGAGAAGTAAAGACTGTTCCAATTACAGAGTTGGTAAAGATTAATCCTGACATTACTAATGAGCAAATGAAAGAGGTTAGTAGTTATAGCCAATCATGGTATGACTATTACAATGTTGCTCAACAGTATCAGAACGATATATTCTATAGAGACTCTTGCACCTTATTATACTTTAACTATAAAACTACAAATACTTTTACTCACAAAAAGAAAAGACTTGAGTCTGGTGGGTACAAGGTAATTGAGAAGGATGACCAGTTCAACCCACCTGCTGAAATGATGGAAGAGGGAAGATTTGAAAAGGTCGAAAAGAAAATCGAGGTTTGGTATGAAGGCATTATGGTAATGGGTACAAACATTGTCTTAAAATGGGAGATGATGGAGAACATGGTTCGCCCAAAGTCTGCTAGTCAATTTGCAATGCCTAGCTATGTAGCTTGCGCCCCAAGAATGTACAAAGGAAACATTGAGTCTTTGGTTAGGCGTATGATTCCTTTTGCTGATCTTATTCAAATCACACATTTAAAGCTGCAACAAGTAATATCTAAAGTCGTACCAGACGGTGTGTTTATAGATGCTGATGGTCTTAACGAAGTGGATTTAGGAACTGGTCAAGCATACAATCCTGAAGACGCATTACGAATGTATATGCAAACTGGTAGTGTTATTGGAAGAAGTTACACTCAAGAGGGGGACTATAATCAGGCAAAAGTACCAATTACCCAGCTTACTGCTAATTCAGGACAAGCAAAGATGGGAGCATTGATTGGTAACTACAATCATTATTTAGATATGATTCGTTCAGTTACAGGATTGAATGAAGCGAGAGATGGTTCTACACCTGATCCAAACTCTTTAGTTGGTGTTCAGAAGCTAGCTGCATTAAATTCAAACACTGCAACTAGACACATACTAGATGCTAGTCTTTATATTACACGAACAATTGCTGAAGGGCTTTCTTGTCGTATCTCTGACCTGTTAGAGTATGCTGATTTCAAAGATGAGTTTGCAATGCAGATAGGTAAGTATAATGTTGGTATACTAGATGAGATTAAAGACTTGTATATCTATGACTTCGGAGTGTTTATTGATGTTGCACCTGATGAGGAGCAAAAGCAAAAACTAGAAGAGAATATTCAGATGGCTTTGTCTAAGGGAGATATAAACTTAGAAGATGCTATAGATATTCGTGAGCTTAGAAATATTAAGTTAGCAAATCAATTGCTAAAAGTTAAACGTACACAAAAGGCTGAGAAGGATCAGCAGATGGCGATGCAACAGCAACAGCAGCAAGCTGAGATTAATATGCAGTCACAACAGATGGCGGCACAAACTTCTATGCAAAAGCTAGAGGCAGAAACTCAGTCTAAAATGCAAATCAAACAAGCAGAGATTGCATTCGAGATTGATAAAATGCAACAAGAAGCTCAATTGAAATTCTCACTAATGCAAAAGGAGTTTGATTTAAATATGCAAATTAAAGGTGTAGAACAAAATGGATTAGAAAATAGAGAAAGTCAGCGTGAAGACGCAAAAGCATCTCGTATTAGTCAACAAAATACTCAGCAGTCTAAATTAATTGATCAGCGTAAAAAAGATTTGCCGCCTATTAATTTTGAATCCAACGAAGATTCGTTAGATGGTTTTGATTTTGCTGAATTTAACCCTAGATAGGAATAAGTTTTTTATTGTACCTTTGTAAAAATATAATTAAATGGAAATTAAAGTAAGAGCAGTAGAGGATCAAGGAGAAAAATCAGTTCAAGAAGTTGAACAAGAATTACTTGAAAAGCATGAAGAGCAACTTGAAGGAGATAATGGTAACGAATCAGTAAATGAATCAAGCCCTCCGAGTACCGCCTCTACGCAAGAGCAAGAAGATATACAGCCGCAAGGCGAAACACAAACTCAATCCTCAGAGTTGAATGAGGAAGACGTTCTTTCATATATAGGAAAAAGATATGGTAGAGAGATATCATCATTAGATGAACTCGCTGAAGCTCGTAAAGAGAATGAAGAGTTGCCTGAAGATGTTGCTACCTATCTTAAATTTAAAAAAGAAACTGGTAGAGGTTTAAATGATTTTGTTAGTGCTAACAAAAATTATGATGACCTTGATCCAGACCAACTCTTAGTAGAGTATTATCGTCAGACTGAAAAGGAACTAGATGGAGAAGATATTAGTTACCTCATCAAGGACAAGTTTGGTTATGACGAAGAGTATGACGAAGATGATGTCGTTAAGAAAAAAAATATTGCTAAGAAAAAGGAGCTTGCAAAAGCTAAAAATTTCTTTGAGGATTACAAACAGAAATACTCCACCCCACTAGAGTCTAGTGTTGGGTCGGCTTCTGTGGAAAACCAAGAAGAGGTTAAAGCTTACAAGAAATATATAGATGATGCAAAGACGTATCAAGAGGAGCTAGAGAGAAAGTCAAATTGGTTTGTAAATAAAACCGAAGAGGTGTTCAACGATGAATTCAAAGGTTTTGATTTCAAGATTGGAGAGCAGCAAATAACATTCTCACCTGGTGAAAAGTCTGAGTTAAAGAAGAATCAACTAGATGTAAATAACTTTGTAAATAAGTTTCTAGATGAGTCGGGAATGATGAAGGATGCCAAAGGATATCATCGAGCATTATCGATTGCAATGAACCCTGAAAAGTTTGCTCAATTTTTTTATGAGCAAGGGAAAGCTGATACGGTTACGGATTCCGCAAAGAAGTCGAAGAATATAAACTTCAATTCTGTGCGATCTACACCAGAGGTTTCTAACAAGGGGGGAACGCAAATTAAGGCACTTAGTTCGACATCGAGTCGTGGCCTTACAATAAGATCAAAAAAAAACAATTAATAAAGTCCTCTGAATAAAATAGGAGGCATTTAAAAAAATGGCTGGAAATTTAGTCGCTGGTGGAGTTGCATTGCAACCGTCAGCAGAACAGGTAGCATTGTCTACCAATTACATTACAAACTTTGATTTCTTGAATCAGTATCTTCCTGATACTTACGAGAAGGAGTTTGAGAGATATGGTAACCGTACCATCTCTGGATTTTTAAGAATGGTTGGCGCAGAGATGCCATCCAACTCTGACCTCATCAAGTGGGCAGAACAAGGGCGTTTGCACACAAAGTATGCTGCGTGTACATTAGCTACTTACACTGGTGCTGAAACAGTTCAAACAGTTACAGTTCCACTTGCACAGTTAGTTCCTGGTACAGGGGCAATCGCTGTTCGTGTTGGTCAGACAATTTTCCTTACAGACGAGACTGCTGCTTCAACATTCTCTAACAAAGCAATTGTTACTGCTGTTGGGCCTACTGCTGCGCTTGCAGCTAATGAATTTACAATTGCATACTACGAAGCTACTCAGGCTGCTTACGCTGCTGCAAGTACTATTACTATGTTTGCATATGGTTCTGAGTTCCAAAAAGGAACAAGTGGAATGGTAGGTTCATTAGAAGCTGATGATCTTTTCTTATCTAACAACCCTATCATCCTTAAAGACACATATACTGTCAATGGTTCTGATATGGCGCAGATTGGATGGGTTGAAGTTACAACTGAGAATGGAGCAAATGGATACCTTTGGTACTTGAAGTCTGAGCATGAAACAAGATTACGTTTCGATGATATGCTAGAGACTGCAATGATTGAGGCTGTTCCTGCTGCTGTTGGTTCAGGTGCAACTGCTGCTGGATTTATTGGTTCTGAAGGTATCTTTAGTGCTGTAGGCGCAAGAGGTAATGTTTGGAACGGTGGTTTCCCAGTAGCATTGGCAGATTTTGATGCTATCATTTCACGACTTGACAAGCAAGGTGCAATTGAAGAAAACGCAATCTTCTTAAATAGAGATTTCGGTTTTGCAATCGATGATATGCTTGCTGCTCAAAACTCTTATGGAGCAGGTGGTACATCTTACGGACTGTTTGACAATGACGAAGAGATGGCACTTAACCTTGGATTCTCAGGATTCCGAAGAGGTTATGACTTCTACAAGACAGATTGGAAATACCTAAATGACCCAACAATGCGGGGTGGTTTAGTTGGTGGTAAAATAAGTGGACTTTTAGTTCCTGCTGGTTCAACTAGCGTTTACGACCAAGTGTTAGGAAAGAACGCAAAGCGTCCATTCCTTCATGTTCGTTACCGAGCTTCTCAGACTGAGGACAGACGATACAAAACTTGGATGACTGGTTCTGCTGGTGGTGCAAGAACATCTTCTCTAGATGCAATGGAAGTTAACTTCCTTTCTGAGAGAGCTGTTTGTGTCATGGGAGCAAACAACTTTGTATTATTCCAAGGATAATATAAAACCAAATAGGGGGAGGTTCGCCTCCCCTTTTTTTTAAACTTTAATTAAATCAAATGAAAAAAAATAATAACATTCCAAAAGACATGATATTTGTCTTGAATCAAACAAACCCCCCATTGAGTTTTATGTTGAACTCTAGAAACTCTTCAAGTAATCCCCTTATGCATTGGGACGGTTCTCAGAATAGAGCCTTACGTTATGCAAAGAATCAGAAATCTGTTTTTGAGGATGAGCAAGATGGCAACTTTATATTAGAGCCTATTGTATTTGAAGATGGTTCTTTAGTTGTTCCAAAGACTAATCCAGCATTACAAAAATTCTTAATGTATCACCCTGGTTTTAATAAGACATTTAGTCTGTTAGACCACGAGAAGGATGCTAAAGAAGATGTAGATGTTTTAAATATGGAGGTAGATGCTTTAATAAAAGCAAAAGAATTAAGTCTAGACATGATGCTTAGTATTGCACGAGTAGAGTTAGGATTGAATGTAGATAAAATTAGTACTGTTGAAATCAAAAGAGATGTTTTAGTTTTTGCTAGAAACTATCCAGAAGATTTTCTAATTGCTCTTCAAGATCCAAGTCTTTCTGTTCAAGATACTATTGCTAGATGTTTTGACGAAACTATTCTTCGTTTACGAAATAAGAATAGAGATGTTTTCATTAACCTTCCTAATAATAAAACAAAGTTATTGACCCTTCCTATTGGAGAAGATAAGAATTATGCGGTTGCAACATTTTTAAAAACTGATGATGGATTGCCAACTTTGAAAATGTTAGAGAAGCACTTAGAAAAAATAGAAGTATAGTATGCCAATGCAGATATCCATATCAAACGTCATTGGTGGTGACGGTGGTGTACAGGGCGGTTCACCTGCTTTTGCAAACACGAAATCAATCTTACTTGACAGCAGCAATAGTGACTTTGTAACAATGGGCAATGCCTCAAGTTTAGACTTTGACATTACAGATGCGTTTACAATTTCTGCTTGGATCAAATCAAATGGCAGCGGTCAAATGACTATTGCAAGTAAGGCACTTAGAGCAGCAGGTAGAGAAAAGGGATACCAATTTTATGAAATAGATGGAAAACTTGTTTTTATAATGACTCCAAACATATCTTCATTTGCTAAACTGCAAATTAGAACAGGCGCAGAGATAGTAGATAATACTTGGCAACACGTTGCAGTTACTTATAATGGTAATGGATTAAACACAGGTCTTAACTTGTATGTAAATGGCGCATCTCCAACAGTAGTGAGAAGCGGAACTTTAACTCTTTCTGTTGCTAACACAAGCGAATTTAATTTAGGCGCAAGAGCAAATACCGAAGTATTTTGGAACGGAAACCTTGATGAAGTATCTGTATTTAATTCAGAGCTTTCTGCAAGTGATATTACCACAATATATGGAACAGGTGTTCCTAATGATATCGCATCATTAAATCCACTTAGTTGGTGGAGATGCGGTGACGGTGATGTCAGTCCGATTTTGACGGACAATGGTTCGGGAGGAAACAACGGAACAATGACAAACTTTACAACATTTAGTACAGACGTACCAACATAGAGTAAAAAATAATAATTAACATTTGAAAGGGGGGCTTTTTTATAGCCCTCTTTTTTTTTGTTTATCTTTGTGTAAAGAATACACGAGATGATTAACTCAGTACGAAACACAGTTCTATCCATACTAAATAAGAACAATTACGGATACATTTCTCCTTCAGATTTTAACTTGTTTGCAAAGCAGGCTCAGTTAGATATATTCGAGAACTACTTTTTTGATTACAACTATCAGATAAATAAAGAGAATGCTAGACAGTCAGGTACAGGTTACGCTGATTTAAAACAGAATGATGAGGAGGTTATAGATTCTTTCTCGGTAACATCAAACCTAACGCTAGTAGCAGCAACAAACACATTTACATTACCTTCTGATTGGTATTTATTAAATAGTATTTTTTACGATGCTCAAGCAACACCTGCTGTTCCATTAAGACAGATGGAGAGAGTATCTCAAAAGAAAATTAGATTGCTTTTGAATTCAAATATTACTTCTCCAAACACTTTGTATCCTGCGTATACTATGGAGGCAAATCTATTGACAGCATATCCTATTACAATAAATACTCAAGATGATGTGGTATGTCAGTATATCAGATACCCTAAAGATCCTAAGTGGACATATGTAGATGTGCCTACTTCAACGGGAGAGCCATTGTTTGATTCTACAGCGGCAGACTATCAAGACTTTGAGATTCCTGTTTCGGATGAGCCTACTTTAGTTGTTAGGATATTAGAGTATGCTGGGTTATCTATAAGAGAGGGTGATGTTGTAAAAGTAGCATCAAGTATGGACACTAGAGAAACTACTTCAGAAAAATAATAATTATGGCTTATATATCAGCATATCAATATTACGAAAATGGCGGAGCTGCACCGGAGAATGCCAATTGGGGTTCATATCAATACATATCTTTACAAGACATTGTAAACAACTTCTTGTTGATGTATGATGGTAATCATTCTTTAGTAAATAACGAGGAGAGGTATAAGATATTGTTCCATGCTAAGAGAGCAGTTCAAGAATTAAACTATGATGCGTTTAAAGAGATTAAAATTTTAGAGTTGGACGTATGTGATAACTTGCGTTTTGTTCTTCCTCCTGACTACGTCAATTGGGTTAGAATATCTATGTACAAAGATAATGTGTTGATGCCTCTAACTGAAAACATTCAGACCAACTATAGCGATGCTTATCTTCAAGATAACAATTGTAAGATTTTATTTGATCAGGATGGAAATGTTTTAAAACCGGAGTACTCAAACTTAGACATTGAGAGAATTACAAGTCAGCAGAAGAGTATATACTTAAATGAGAACAGTCCTTTTGATCAGACGCTAGGATACTGTTGTGACGGGTATTGGTATTTCGATTATGCTATTGGAGCAAGGTATGGTCTCAACACCGAGACAGCAAACATTAACCCTACGTTTAAGATTGATAATAAGGGTGGTGTCATAAACTTTAGTTCTGGTATGGCAGGTGAACTGTGCATATTGGAGTATGTAAGCGATGGCTTATACAATGGAGATGATTCTCAGATTACAGTAAACAAGTTATTTGAGAGTTATGTGTATGCATACATAAAGTATGAGATACTTACAAATAAGTTAGGCGTTCAAGAGTATGTGATAGCAAGGGCAAAGAAAGAAAAGACTGCGCTTCTTAGAAACGCTAAGATTAGAATCAGCAACATTCACCCAGGTAGACTATTGATGAACCTGCGTGGACAAAGCAAGTGGATAAAATAAAATGAAAATAGAAAGAAGTTTTGTTAGGGGTCGCATGAATAAAAGTGTTGACGAAAGATTATTGCCTCAAGGCGAGTATGTTGACGCAATGAACATCCGACTAGGGTCTACAGAAGAGAGTGAGATAGGTGCGGTAGAAAACGCTAGAGGGAATGAACTTATCGCTGAGGTAAAGTATAGTGGTCAGGCTCTATCTTCTAAAGCAGTATGCCTAGGGTCTCTTGAGGATTCTGAAAACGAAACAATCTATTGGTGCGTACACGATCCTGACAACACGCCAAGCGCAACCAACAAGGTGGATTTAATTGTTTCTTATGATGCTTTAAATGATGTATTAATATATCATGTAATATCTACGAATGATGGCGGTGGTGTAAACACAGCCTTAAACTTTAGTAAAACATATAGAGTAAATGCAATGACATTTATCGATAGCTTATTGTTTTTCACAGATAACAATAATCAACCGATGCGTATAAATGTAGATAGGGTTTACAATGAGCCTTCAGTAAATGATTTGCTTGTTATTGTAAAACCTCCATCTGAGTCTCCAACTGTTTCTTTACAAAATGTTCCTGGTGGAGAAAATTATATGGACACTAGATTTATATCATTTGCATATAGATATAAGTATCGAGATGGAGAGTACTCTGCATTGTCTCAGTTCTCTGAAATAGCGTTTGACCCCAAGCCATTTTCTTTAAGTGTTGACACTTATCAAAATGAAGGTATGGTCAATGAGTTTAATTCTGCATCTATAGGTATAGATACTGGTGACGAGAATGTTACTGAGATTGATGTGGTTTTTAAACTATCAAATCAGTCAGTAATAAATGTCATAGAAAAGTTTAATAAAGAGTCTCAGGGATGGTTAGACAATCAGACATATACAATAAACTTTACCAATCGTAAAATATATACTACTCTAGGTACAAATGAAATCCTTAGAGTATTTGACAATGTGCCACGAAAAGCACAGGCTCAAACTATAATGGGTAATAGATTAATGTATGGTAACTATGTCGATGGTTACGACTTGATTGATTCTAATGGTAATGATTGTTCGTTGTTATACAACACAGAATTAGTTAGCCAAGACGTAGCTCCAATAGAACTAGGAGTTTCATTTGATCCATTTGATTTTACGATAGACCCTGTTGTAACTAGGACAGTTAGTCAGGGTCAAATAGATATTGATTGTAGTACTATTGCTTCAAATTTGGTAGAGGGAGCAAGTCTTGATTTTACAATTAGAATAACTCATGATAGCTTTTCTGGAGCAGGTACGCCTAGCACAACACAAGCTCCTTTTACAATTACATTTAGCGTAGTATTAGATCAGCCATATGCAAATATAGATAACTTGGTTGTTAGTACTGTTTTTTTAGACGCTCTTCGAGGTGTTACAATACCAACGGATTTAACTCAATGTGGTACGACTAGTCAAGGTTTCTCTACTACCGACCAATTTAACTGCACTATACAAGCCCCTTTAGACCCCTCAATAACTTGGAATAAAGACATGAGTAGTAGGAATACTACCCCCGGCTTGCCGATTACTGCTACTGTATTAGCAGGAAGTCCCACCATTAGACTTACATTAATTGCGATGAGGTTTGTAGATGCTGCAACTCCTGGAGCATATTTATATGAGTATTTTACAGCCACTGCTGCTGCTGCAACTTTTAACATTTCTGCTAATAACAGAAGCCTTCATAGCGATAGGGATTATGAAGTTGGTATTGTTTACATGGATGAATTTAATCGTTCAACTACAGCGTTAGTAAGTACAGATAATACTGTTTTTGTTCCTCCTGGTCAGTCTATAAGTAAGAATAGCATTAAAGTTACTATTCCTCCTAATCAAAAGCCACCATCGTGGGCAACTAGATATAAATTTGTAGTAAAGCCTTCTAGTATTGACTATGAAGTTATATATAGTGATCTGTTTTTTATAGACCCCGCTGACAACGCTACATATGTAAAGTTAGAGGGAGACAATCAAACAAAAGCTGCTAAAGGAGATAGGCTTAGGGTAAAGAGAGATACCGATGGCGCATTGAGCGAGCGTATAGAGACTGTAATTTTAGAGCTAGATTCTGAACCTGCTAATTTTATTAGCGATAATACCGATCCTGATGGCGATCCTATTTCAGAACCAGGTGGGTTATATATGAAAATAAAACCTAATGGGTTTAACACTCAGTATGACCCTAATAGTTTTTTAGGAGGTGAATCAGTAGTTAATAGTTCTGACATTCCTAACACTATGGGAATCCCATCTGCTGACCGACCTAACTATATGCCTGTTGTAAATTATTTATGTTCAATACCTAATCCTAATTTTTCAGGTACTCCATCATTGACAAATCTTCCATTTTTACCTTGGACTATTCCGGCTAATAGTAGAGTTGTATTTAATATAAAGTTTAGAAGAAACAGAAGAAATAATGCTTGTGACCAATATATTTATAGGTTTCAAAAAGAGTTTGTTGCTTCAGACAATTACACAAGTTTACATGCTTTTATAATAGGCCAGAATATAGATTTTAACACTGGGGAAAATGATCCTAATAATGGTGAAGGCCCTAATCAAAATATTTTTGATCCTAATATTGTGCAGTTACCTTTTGATATATCTACATCTCCAGGTATGCCTATAGGCCCAGCCGCTACCCCAGCAGCTCCTGCTCCTATAACAGGAACAAATCAATACGGTTTTGTGGGTAGTGCTACAGATTGGACAGGTACTGGTGGAAGTTCTACTGCGGATTATTATGCGGGAAAACAATTTTTTCAAATAAGAAGTGGTATGCAGCCTTGCGATAGCGCAACAATAATTAACAATCCTAGGCAATCGATAGTTAAAGCGTCCATTAGAGTATTTACCTCTGAAAATTTGTTGATATTTGAAACAATTCCCGTTGAGAGTGATGCAAATATATATTACGAGGGTAGTGATAGCTATGCAATTACTAATGGTAATCATATGTCTGGAGGCTCTGTTGGTGATGTAAATCAAGTTATTAGCTCCGACCCTGCTCTTGCGGTTTCAGGAGTAGTAAACTCATCCTTCTTTAATTGCTTCTCATTTGGTAATGGAGCTGAGAGTTATAAGATTAGAGATGGCTTGGCTAGTCCATTATTTAGATTGGGTGAGCGTAGCACATCAGTATCGGAGCAAGACTTTAAGGAAGCGCATAGATTTGCTGATATCACCTATAGTGGCATATACAATGAGGACACGAATGTTAATAGGTTAAATGAGTTCAACCTAGGGACAGCTAATTTTAAGGAGTTAGAAAAGAGCTTTGGGCCTATCCGAGTACTTAATGCTAGGCAGAATGATATACTTACATTGCAAGAAGATAAGATATCTTATGTGCTATCTAGTAAAACTTTACTTTCTAGTCCTTCTGGAGGAGGTAATGTTGCAGCAGTGCCACAAGTTCTAGGTAATCAGGTGTCAAGAATTGAGAAGTATGGTATTAGTAGCAACCCTGAGAGTTTTGTGTCTTGGGGATTTGATAAGTTTTTTACTGATGTTAAACGAGGCGCAGTACTTCAGTTGAAAGGAAGCGGTCAGCAAGAACAGCTTAATGTTATATCAGACACAGGAATGGGGTCATGGTTTAGAGATTACTTTATTCTTACCCCTAACACTCAAAAGTTAGGTGGATACGATCCATACATGAATGAGTATGTGTTGTCTGGAAACTTAACACAGTTGCCTGTAGGATTAACTAAAGTACCCTGTGGTTTAGATTATGAGGTGCTAGGAACAACCGAGGCTTCTACTACATGGGAAGTATTATTAGGACAAGAAACAGGATTGTCTACTGTAACTTGGACTGCGTCATTTAAAGACCCTGCTACAACAATAACTGTAAATGTAACTTATAATGGCGTAGTATATACATCAGGAGCAACAAGCGCAAGTTCAGGAACTTTTACATTTAATAAAATTGGTGGTGTAAATAATGCACAAGTAGAAGTATTAATTAGCACAGGTGTAGCAGACTTTAGTGTTCTTGTAAGTTGTCCTATAAAAACAACCTTAAATGTTACTCAGGTTTGTGTGAATAGTAATGATAATAGTGGTAAATACATACATAATGAATATTACTGGACGCAAGGTAATTATGATAGTCCTACAAAAAGCGAGTTAGTTTTACTACAAGCACAAGATAATAGTCCTTCTGCAACCTTTTCAATATCTCAATACGATGCAATAAGCGGCCCTTCAGGAAGAGGTACTATACCTCCAGTGCCATCAGCAGGAAATCCTATAACAATTAGAATTCAATCTAACAAAATCGGATTTGATAATTTTGTTTTTGATCCGTCTATTCACACACTAAGATATTATTTATCTGCTACTGAAATTATTAATACTCCAGCTAAGATTTCTCAATTGTTAATAGATTCAACAAATGCAACGCCTTTGGTAAACCCTACAACAGGAGTATACTACTTTGATATTGATTATGATTTAATTCAGACTGGGGCATTTAAGCCTTACTTATATCTTATTTACGAATACATAAACTAAAGACATGGCAATACCAGTTATACCCCCAAGCACCGAGCCTAGTCTTCAGGCGTACACTCTAACTTATAGTGAGAATGTTAAAGGATTCCCTTCGTTCTATTCTTATTTTCCAGAGCAGATACAGGGTATGAATCAATATTTATATACTTTTAGCAATGGTAGTCTTTATCGACACAACTCTAAGACCACAAATAGATGTACGTTCTATGGCACGTTTACACCTTGTAGTGTGCAGAGTATTATAAATGTTGAGTCTACTGTAGTAAAAGTATTTAAGACCATTGAGTTGGAGTCTGATGATAGTTGGTCATTTGCTGGGCAGACAGATTTGGAGAGTGGTAATATTGAAGGTACAAGTGACGATCCTCACATCACACCTCCACCATCATACGCAGGTGAGAATTACTTTGAACTAAAAGAGGGGAGTTACTTTTCATACATCAGGGGTATCAGTTCAGTACCTGTGCTAAATGCTGAACTAGCACTTAGGTCAGCTCAGGGTATTGGAGCGATAACATCTGTAGATACATCAACGCCATCAGCCATTGTTATTACATATCCTGCAAATGTATTAGATTCAATAATAAGTGTAGGAGATTTATTTTATTTTGTTCAATCTAATGCTACTGTCTTGGGTGGAAAGATTACAGCAGTCAACTTTACAAACAATACAATCACAGTAGATTCTACGATTACAGGGGGTAGTTCTGCAATGGTGGCAACAAACTATTCATTTTACATTAAGAACGCTGTCGCTGAGTCTCATGGACTTCGTGGCTACTATCTAGAGTTTTTGGTCGAGAACGTGAGCATTTCAAAAGTAGAGTTGTTTACGTTGTCATCAGACATCATGAAAAGTTTTCCATAATTTTTTTTAACTTTGCATTAATGCAATTCACTATTCGACCCCTTGAATATAAAGACTATGACGAGCTTTTATTAAAGTGGTGGAAAGATTGGCGAGTTGTTGCACCAAGTAGAGACTTCTTACCTAGCAATGGTTTAGGAGGATACATAGTATACGATGGAGACGTTCCTGTATGCGCTGGATTTATTTATAACACAGATTCAAATGTTGCTTGGTGTGAATTTATTGTATCAAACTTCGACTATAAAGATAAGGATCGCAAGAAAGAATGCTTAAATATTTTTGCTTCTAAAGTGTCTATGATAGCAAAGGATGCGGGTAAGAATTATCTGATGACAATGCTAAAAAGTAAATTGTTGATGGATGTTTGTGCAGATCAAGGATATATGAAAATGAGTGGAGGGTATACTCAAATGACAAAAATTTTATAATATGGGAGCAGCAGCAGTAGCACAATTAGTACCATTGGTAGCAACTACAGGAATGAGTTTTTACCAAATGGCTCAAGCAAAAGAATCACAAAGAAAAGGACGTAAAAAGTTTAATAAAGGAGTTCAAAAGACTAGAGACCTTCTTGAGCAGAATGTAATGGAAGAGCTTAATGTTAATGATGAGGCTACTCGATTAAAGGGTCAGCAAAATCTTGCAGCACTTCAACAACTAAGTGACGTAACTGCCGGAGCAGGACAACGTGCAGTGTTAGGTGCAACACCTGGACTGATGACAGCCGCTGATGCAGCCAATGAAGCAGAGCGAGCAAACCTACAGCAAAGACTTGAGGCTAGGCAAAAAGCTATATTAAGTCAAGATGAGGTTAATCGTGTAGGCAAGATGGATTTAGAATTAGAACTTGCTGCTGTGGCAAAAGAACAGGAATTAGCTGCTGAAGCACAAAAGAATGAGATGATGGGGCAGGTTATAGGAGGTTTAGGTGATATTGCTTCTGCCGGAATATCGTCCGCTGCTTTGTACAAAAAAGGAGGCAATGCTCGTAGGGCAGGTAGATTTGTTGACTCATTAGGAAAGGATCAGTTAGGTGGTTTATCTAGAGGTCAAGCGACTGATGCGATAATGGAACAAAACTATGACCGAGGAGTTATAAATAATGCTAGGCGTGGAGGCTTTGTACCTGATGAAGATATATTCGCAAACTATAGAATGAACTTGGCTGGCGCAGCTGATCCATTGCTACAAACCACAGGTGTTTTAAGCAACACTGCATACAATCAATTAGGCGGCAACACAGGACAGCAACCTAACTCTTATGGGAGTGCATCTATGCAACAAGCAAATAATTACTTTCCTAGTTGGTTAAGACAATAAACAAAACATAATGGCAGATTTTTTTAAGTACGTTGGCAAGGCTGATAGAGGAATACAGGATTGGTCTAAGATAGGTAAAGACATTAGCGATGATCTTAAAGAGGTTATTGATAAAAGGCAAGCTGAACGTGCTAGAATTGACAAGCTAACTTCTGATGCAATCAATGAGATTAATAATGTTCAGCTAGGTCAGAACAAAACTTTCAATCAGTTTATACTTAATGGATCGGGACAAACAAAAGAATTCTTGTTGATGCAAGAAAAACTTTTAAAGCAAGGAGTCTTAAAGCCACAAGAATATTTAAACTCTAGACAAATAATTTCTGATGATTGGAAAAATTTAAGTGATGCATCCAAGTCTTTTAATGAGGACTATGCTGAGGCGATGACAAGATTACAAGATGGTAAGGCAGCAATGCAAGAGATGTATCAGAATGAGAAGTACGATGCGTTTATGAATGTGCAAGATAAGGATGTATTTGTAAATCCTGTAGATGGTAGAATTTATTTGACAACAACCGATGGTGATGGTAACATTGAAAGAGACCCAGCATCTATGATGAATGTAAATGCAATCAACGCTAGGCGTAAGGACAAGATAAATAAGTTCAACGTCCAAGCAGAGGTGCAAAAGGCAACA